CTTTCGGGGCGCCGTAACTCTTTAGCGCTTAGGACGTTACCTACTAGGCGCTAAAAAAAGACCTTTACTACTTGTCAAAAAGGTCTTAATGGACACCCGACGTATGCAAACCACTAAAAAAAAATTCTTATATTTAAATAAAAAGTTATGGGATTCTTCGAAAAAATATCAGCTCCAGTATCAGGACTAATGAATATTGGTTCTACATTAATACAAAATAACGCTCAAAAAAAGGCTCAAAACAGAGAGTTTGCCAATAATACAAAAATGTGGCACCTGGCTAATCAGTATAATAGTCCGGAAATGCAAATGCAAAGATTAAAAGATGCTGGATTAAACCCCAATCTAGTTTATGGATCAGGATCTGTTACTGGCAATACTTCAACACAAACTCCAAAATATCAGGCACCACAAATCCATCGCCTGGATACCGAAAACTTCAACCCGATGCAGATGCTAGGTCAGTACCAGGACTTAAAACAGAGAACTGCTCAAGCTGACTTAACTAAAAATCAGGCGGAAATGGCACACAAAGAAAATTTATACAAGGATTTAAATTTAGCCGCCGCCTTAAATAATATGCAACAAACAGGCAGAATAAAAAGAAATGATGCCTTATTAAAAGAGTGGTTGCTTGGATCTCCAATGTCAAGCCAGGCTAAAAATTCGCCTTACATGAGTAAATATATGGCAAATGTAAAAAGTGCTGAACAAATGAATAAAATCAGGCAATTCGAATTGAATTTTATGGATCAATTCGGCGCAAAATCAGGAGTAAACTCAGCACTTCAATTAATGAGAATGTTTATTAAATAATTAAAATGGCAAAAAAAGCAAAAGTCACACAAGGAACTGTCTTAGGTTTAAAATTAATCCAAGACTGGTTAAAATGGCAATTAGAGGAAAATGAAAAACAAATTAAACAAGCTGAAAAGGAACTAAATGAAAACAAATAAATGCTACTGCGGACAAATATATTTTCTAGATGAAAAAACTAATGTACATCTGTGCAAAGAGTGCGAAAAGCGGTTTACTATACGTCATTTTCCTACTGGTCGTAAGTATAACAGTTCAATATCAACATTTAAAAAGTAAAAAATCATGCGTAAAAGAAGAGGTTTCAGCAAAACGAAAAGAAGAGGTTTCAGTCCAAAACGCTACGGCAAAAAAAGATTCGTTAAACGTAAAAAATCAAGTCGCAAAATCTATGTAACTCGCGGCGGTATTCGACTATAAACTATCCATCCGGGATAATTAAGATCAGGATATGAAATGTTTTAGTCCGATTACCTTACAAAAAACTAAGGTACTGGCGCCCTGTGGGCGCTGTTATGCCTGTTTACGTAATAAACAGAGAGAATGGTTCGTAAGACTTACGGAAGAAATGAAAGCGGCTAAAAATGCTTTCTTTATAACTCTAACGTATGATAATGATCATTTACCTATCGATTCAAACGGTAATGCTTATGTCTGCAAAGATGATGTAAGATACTTCCGGAAAAGGCTATATAAAAATATGGGATCACCATCTGACTTCCGCTATTTCTTAGCGGCCGAGTATGGTCCGAAAACAATGCGTCCACACTATCATGCGATACTATTCAATGTATCAGAAACTGATCCTATAAAATTACATGGTATAATAAGAAAATCATGGTCTAAACAAAAAGCTGTTGGATCAATTCAACGTGAATACTTCTGTTCTTCCAGGGGAATTACAGTAGATAGAGTTAATGAGAACAGAATTGGATATGTCTGTGGTTATGTAATGGATTCAAAAAAAGATTTACAATGTGGCAAGAAAGTATTTTCGTTCAAATCCAAAGGATTAGGCAAAAATTACCTAAACTCAAAAACTCGGATTGCTTGGCACAAAGACGATCCATTGAACAACAATTACTACCCACTTCCCGAAGGAAAAAAAATGGCTCTACCTGAATACTTTCGAAATAAAATATATTCGGAAGAACAAAAAGAAATGGTAAAAAAACATAATGCCAATAAAAATTGGGTTAATCATGTTAAGGAAATAAATGAAGATGATCACGAAAAACATAAGAACAACAAAAAGAATGCAAAACGTCGTTACGAAAAATTAATGGCACAAAGAAAAAAATTATGAACAAATTATTTCAACAAATTGTAGGCAATAAGCCAAAACGAAACGCTTTTGATTTATCACACGAAAGAAAGTTTTCAATGGACATGGGACAATTGGTACCAATATTATGCGAGGAAGTATTGCCAGGCGATACATTCCAAAACAATACTGAAGTATTAATAAGATTCGCACCAATGCTGGCGCCAGTTATGCACCGCATAAATGTATATACTCATTTCTTTTTTGTGCCTAATAGATTAATATGGAATGAATGGGAAGATTTTATAACTGGTGGCGAAGATGGTTCTAAGGAGCCAGAAATGCCTTATATTAAAATTGACAACCTAACAAATAATAGGCAAGCGAATGTTGGATCTTTAGCGGATTATTTAGGTTGTGCAACAAGTTTTGCAAAAGTACATGTTTATGAATTTGGAGTAAGCTCTTTACCGTTTAGGGCTTATCAAACAATTTATAATGAATATTATAGAGATCAAAATTTAGAAACCGAGGTACCTATCAGTAAAGATAGTGGTCTCGAAATGGCTTCCGAAAATCTAACTAATATAAGAACTCGCGCTTGGGAGAAGGATTATTTCACTTCGGCTCTCCCATGGACACAACGAGGTGGAGAAGTTTCACTACCAATCTCAGGAACTGCTGACGTACACCTAAAAAATCCGCCTTATGGTGGTGTAGTACTTAGACGTTCAGACGGTTCTTGGGTTGAACAGGATGGCGATCTTATGGCCCAAACATTCGGTGGTACTTCCGAATCTAAACTAGTATCAAAAATTTCAAATCTTGAAAACTTAACAATAGATCCTAACGGAAGCCTGGAAACGGATTTATCCTCGGTTTCGGCTACAACTATCGAAGAACTTCGAAAAGCAACAAAGCTACAACAGTGGCTAGAAAGAAATGCCAGAGGTGGTGCTCGTTACATTGAACAAATATTAGTTCACTTCGGTGTTCGATCTAGCGATGCTCGTCTCCAGCGTCCGGAATATTTAGGCGGTGGAAAATCCCCTGTTACTATATCCGAAGTGTTACAATCGTCTGCTACTGGAGATACTCCCGCGCCAAATGATACACCTTTAGGTGAAATGGCAGGACATGGAATATCAATTGGCAATTCACACCGCTTTAAAAAATTCTTCGAAGAGCACGGTTACATTATTGGAATAATATCATGTATTCCAAAATCAGCTTATATGCAAGGCACACGTAAACACCTACTAAAGAAAGACAAGTTCGATTATTTCTTTCCTGAATTTGCTCAACTGGGCGAACAACCCGTAGACGTTAGAGAATTATACGACGATTACTCATTAACAACGGAGAAAACTTTCGGTTATCAATCACGCTATGCGGAATATAAATATATTCCATCAACTGTACACGGTGATTTCAAAGATACACTAGATCATTGGCATTTAGCAAGAAAGTTCGATACTGAACCCGTATTAAATAATGACTTTGTAAAGTCAGAAAATATTACAAGAATATTTGCATCAGAAGAAGAAACCTACCCAAAATTGTGGTGCCAGGTATATAATAACTTAAAGGCAATTCGCCCTATTCCAAAATTCAATAATCCATCACTACTATGATAAGAAACCCTTTCCATAAAAGAAACGATAAAGGTAAGTCCTTTGAAGGACAAAAAAGTTTAACTATCCCGGATATGTCCTACACTATCCGGGAAATACTGGACAAGTTCACTACCTTACCAGGAGAAATTCTCCAGGAGGGTCACTACGATGAAAATCCAACATTCGAAGATGCTCAAAACTTCGATACTGATCTAACAGATATAACTATCAATCAGTTAAAAATTGAACAATTAGAAGCCGATTTAAAACAACAAAAAATCGATCTTCAAAAAGAAAAAGAATCTAAAGCGACCAAAGAAGCGGAAAAAGGCTCAGAAATAAAACTCGGACAAAATGAACCGTCCCAAGCGACGTAGGAGCGAAGTTAGGTTCAATTTGGTAGAGTAAAAATAAGTTGAGCCGTGAAAATGGAACATTTTCATAAAAGATTCGAGCATTTATGCTCACAAATACTTGTTCAAACGGCGTCCCTTTCGGGGCGCCGTAACTCTTTAGCGCTTAGGACGTTACCTACTAGGCGCTAAAAAAAGACCTTTACTACTTGTCAAAAAGGTCTTAATGGACACCCG